CATTGAAATGGCGGAGCTCTCAGCTACCAAACGAGCGGAGTCCGAGTCTATCAAACATTTTATTAGTAAGAGCGAGGACTCCTACCGAGCCGCGTACGCTAAGCGATCGGTGCGCTACCCGAGACAATGCGTATTTATAGGTACCACCAACGATGAGACCTTTCTCAAAGACCGCACAGGTAACAGGCGATACTGGCCGATCGCGCTAGATCCGGAAACTAAGACCAAGGATCTATTCAAGGAGTTAGACCCGGATGAGGTCGCTCAGATATGGGCCGAGGCCGTGGATCTATATAACGCAGGCGAGGAGCTATTCCTGACCTCCACTACAGCCGCGGAGGCGCTAGAAAAACAGAGAGAACACATGGAGGAGGATCTCAAAGAGGGCCAGATAAGAGAATTTTTAGATATGCTACTCCCGCCCGATTGGGAAGATATGACGATACACGCAAGGAGATCATTCATCGCAGGAGACTACGACGAGCTAGGACCCAAAGCAACAATAAAGAGAGATAAGATCTGTGCCGCGGAGATAATGTCCGAACTTTTTAGGAAGGATCTCGGAAATGTAAAATCATACGAAACCAAAGAGGTTAACTCCATACTCGCGAGAGTCTCTAATTGGGAAGTAGCCAAAGGCAGCAGAGGCCGACTCAGGTTCGGAAATATGTACGGGTTACAGAGGGCATATACCAGAAAAATAGTATCCACAAGCAAAAGTGAGATGGATACTCCCTAGAATGGATACAGTAACATATATAGGGCAGCGTATCCTTTTAGAGTAAATGGATACGTTAGGGATACAGCAAAGGATACAGCAAAAGCTAATAGACTCGGGGGTCGCAGTGGAAAATATCCTATATATCCATATTACTACTATTAAAAGATATATAATAATAGTAATAATAGGGGGACCTATATAATACGCATATACGCGTAAGGAAAGGTATAGGGTTTTTATGGATATTGGATATGATAATGGATACATCGCCTCAGGGCAGAAAAGAGGTAAAACTATGCGGGAGAGTAAAATAGAAGCATATTTGACGGAGCGGACAAAAAACGTACTAGGCGGCAGAGCGCTAAAATTCCTACCCTATTTAATGGCGGGGATGCCGGATCGGATACTACTACTACCAGGCGGCCAAGTTTTATGGGTAGAAACAAAAGCACCAGGAGAGAAGCTCAGGCCAAAGCAGAAACAACGACAGCGCCAGCTACAGGAGCTAGGTTTTTATGTAGCGGTTATAGACAGCATAGAGGGCGTCGATCTATTAATCGAGGCCCTCAGGAGGCGAGGCTAATATGGATTTTAGTCCACATGATTATCAAGAGCTCGTAATAGATCACCTACTACGACCGATCCGGGGCCACGGCGTATTTTTGGATATGGGTCTCGGGAAAACGTCCTGCGCCCTAACGGCTCTAATTGAGTTAGTATATAACCGCCTAGAGATCGACAAGACTCTGATCATAGCCCCGAAGCGGGTAGCCATAGACACATGGCCGGAGGAGATCGAGAAATGGGATCATACGAGGGATCTATCATACTCTATGGTAATTGGCTCAGCCAAGCAGCGGAGAGAAGCCCTATCAAAGCAGGCGCGCATTTATATCACCAACCGGGAAAACGTCAGGTGGCTAGTAGAGGAGTTAGAACAGAGCTGGTGGTTCGATCTCCTAATAATAGACGAGCTATCAAGTTTTAAAAATCACACTAGCGAACGCTTTAAGGCTCTACGGCGCGTCCGGCCCTTGTCTAAGAAAGTAATAGGGCTAACCGGTACGCCGGCCCCTAACGGCTATCTAAATCTATGGAGTCAGCTGTATTTAATAGATCAGGGGGAGAGGCTGGGAAAAACATTCGGCGGGTATCGCCGGACCTACTTCCAGATTTATCACATACTCGCAAACGGAACGAGGCTCTACGAGCTGCAGCCGGGAGCTAAGGACAAGATTGATAAACTAATAGGCGACGTTTGTATCAGTATGAAAGCAGAGGACCACATCAAAATGCCGGAGCGGATCGATAACTATATCCCGGTAACGCTAAACCCTAAGGCTCGGAGGCAGTACAACGAGCTGCGCGACGAGCTAGTAGTGGAGATAGAGGACGCCATGACCACGGACGCCATCGAGGCAGCGGCTAAAGAAGGTCGAGAGCTCCCCCTGGGGTATCGTGTCCCTATATCAGAGATCAGCGCAGACAACGCGACCGTTCTATCCGGCAAGCTCCTGCAGATGGCAAGCGGGGCCGTATACGACGAGGACAAACAGGTAGTGCATATACACGACTGCAAACTCGATAAGCTCGAGGAGATCGTAGAAGAAATGCAGGGCAAGCCGATGATCGTATTCTACTGGTATATACACGAAAAGGATCGGATCCTAGCACGGATCAAAGGAGCCCGAGTATATGAGACGTCTCAGGATAAGGCCGACTGGAATGAGGGCAAGATACCGGTAATGCTACTACAGCCCGCGAGCGCCGGTCATGGCCTCAATCTACAGGAGGGGGGTAACACAGCGACATGGTTTACCATGACGTGGGATCTCGAGCTATATCAGCAGGCTAACGCTAGAATACTAAGGCAAGGGCAACCCGAGGACACGGTGGTGATCAATCATCTAATAGCTAAGGATACGTGGGATCTCAGGGTAAAGGGAGCCATAGCGCATAAGACATTAGGACAGGATAGTCTACTGGGCGCGCTCCGCGCAGATTTGCAAAAAAGCGGATCAACAAGTACAATATAGCCGAGGAGTATAAAACTATGTCAAAATCGAAATGGCCCACAGTACAAGAGAAAATCAAGAACATAGAGAAGTGGGCCATGGACGGCCTAGAGAATCAGCAGATAGCTAAAAATCTAGGCGTTCATGTTTCCACTTTTTGCGATTACCTAAATAAATACCCCGAGCTAGTCGAAACCTTAAAAAGGGGACGCGAGCCGTATATCCTAGAAGTCCGAAAGGCCCTAGTAGATAGGGCGCTAGGAATGGAACACGAGGAAACTAAGACATACATCAGGATGGAGGGCGACAAGAGAGTATCCTATCAGGAAAAGACCGTTAAATATTTCCCACCGGATCCCGGATCAGCAATTTACATATTGAAAAACCGGGACAAGGACGCCAACGGTAAAGCGCTATGGAGTAATGATCCGGCCAAGATAGAGCTAGACCGGGAAGCGCTAACGATCAAGCAGGAGCTGCTTAAAATAAAGCAGGAGTTAGGCATGACGCAGGAGGAGGATCTATTCTAGATGGATATACAAGAGATAAAAGTAAGCGAGCTAGTACCTTACGCAAATAACCCCAGAGTCAACGACGGCGCGGTCGAGGCTGTCGCGAAGTCAATCGAGGAATTCGGATTCAAGGTCCCTATAGTAATCGACGCGGATAATATAATTGTAAATGGACATACTAGACTAAAGGCCGCCAAAAAACTAGGACTTAAGACGGTCCCGTGTATCCGGGCCGACGATCTCAGCGACGAACAGATTCGCGCGTTCCGCCTCGTAGATAACAAGGTCGGAGAGATCGCGACGTGGGACACGGACATGCTAGACGCCGAGCTCCTACAGCTAGCAGGACTCGAGATAGATCTAGGGGTATTCGGATTTGAGATACCTAAAGAGCTAACCGAGGACGGATTCGACGCAGACGGCGCGATCACAAACGTAATGGATCCAATTAGCAAGAGGGGCGATATATGGGTTCTAGGCCGTCATAGGCTAGTATGCGGCGACGCTACCGGCGAGAAGGATCTCGAGCTTCTAATGCAGGGGTACAAGGCTAAGCTAGTTATCACGGACCCGCCGTATAACGTAGCCTTAGGATACAACGAGACGCCGGAGCAGGCCGCCAAGAGAAACCGGCGCACGGACGGGAAGAAGATCCAGAACGACGAGATGGATGATGGCGACTTCCGGGCATTTATAACGGAGGCGCTACTCCGGGCCTACGAGGTCATGTCTCAGGGGGCGCCGATCTACGTATTCCACGCCGACAGCGAGGGATACAAATTCCGCGGAGCGTTTCAAGACGCCGGACTAAAGCTAGCCCAGTGCCTAATTTGGGTAAAAAACGCGCTAATTATGGGCCGATCAGACTATCAATGGCGACACGAGCCAATACTATACGGCTGGAAGCAAGGGGCCGCCCATTTTTGGC